CAGTGATGAGTTTTATTGCCGACATGATCTTTTCTCTTATGAGCAAGATATTTCCAATAGAAGTCAGCATCCTTCTGGAATAACAACTGGTCCTTCTCACCAGGTGGTTCCATCGGGAGTACTGATCGCAAATTGAAAACTCTATCCGCAACATCAGCATCATGGATCTGTGCTTTAAGGTTTTGGTTAATCATCCAATTGAAGTACTCAACCTTAATGAGATCCCTGTTGGTATTGACACTGAATACTCCCGTCTCCAAGAGTTTACGGACGGGACGAGAAAAGACTACATCCTGGACTTTGCCTGCTACGAGTTTCAAGTCAACGCGTTTTGAGAGAAAAGATCCATAACGCTCGTTGACGGTATGCTCCTTAACAGGCATCCCACACCCATGTTCGTAAGCAATAGTATCATCAAAAGGGAATAGCTCACGAAGCAACTTAGAAAGGGTAGGTTGATAACTGGTAACACAAAAAACCAGCAAATCATCACCCGCCACCAACAAGTTCATATGATCCAATAGTCGAGTCCCATCAGGACAGATAGTGTGAAAGGCTGAGAAGATCAAAAGGTGCGATTGGCACATGGTGTTACCCCACGTCGTCTTGTGAGGGTCACCGCTAAAAGTGGTCTGTCGCAACCATATTGTCACAAGGAGTACTCGCATGCGTTTATAGTAACACTTAACCTTGCGCAACATGTTTGTGGCATAGACCTTAAATTTAGCATCACTACGTGTAGCGTAGTGAGTCCAGGAGTCCGCGTGAGCTTTCGTCCAGCCCGGCAATCGAGCACAAAGAATACGAGCTTCCCGTAGATAGGGGAAATCGATGTACTCGAATAATAACCGATGCCGATGAGCGTCAAAATTCCGAATATCCAAGGAATTTAAAGTGACACCCTGCCCAGATGAACTCAATGTTCGAGCTATGGACTCTATGTGCTGCTCGAGCTCATCTGGAGACATGGCATGGACGAAAAAAGAGCGACGCCTACCTTCACTCCAAGTTGAAAAGTAGGGGTCATACTCAAAAAGGAGGCGTATATACTCTTTAGTGGCAAGAATAATAAGATGGTTCATATAGCCTCCAACACCTAAAATCGACTCATCAGGATTTGCAATATTACGATTCTTCCGTGAGTCGATATAAGGGCCGTTCTCACCCTTCTTCACAAACGCTGTATACTCACTACGAATAATCGTAGTGGCAAGAAATCTAGCATAAGACTTGCGATACGGAGTGCGCTTGTGGGATTGGACATGACCGTCAACATACTCATCAAATGTTGGAATTTTGACGGTAAGCAGGGCTCGCTTCCATAAAGCGGGATTAAGAACTCCAAGCCCAATGTTACTTAGGTAACTTTTGTCAGGTTGTCGTAGTGGCTGGCCCTGACGAACAAAGTTAGCCCATGCGCCGCCCAAGTGTGTATCCTCCATAGTGACAGGATCGAAGTGTTTAAAACACTCGGGCATCAAGCTAGACCGCCAAGACCTTGAAACTTTGACGGGCTGTAGCTTAGTCCAATCGAAATACTGGTTTATTGTGGTAAACCAGGGACCGACACGAATCTTCTTAAAATTCGGCCAGTACATCTTCCCGTAAACCTCATCCAGCTTGGAACGTGGTAATAAGCTGGGAAACCACTTTTTACGGGAGATAGCGCTTTCAACGTCCTGAAATTTCACCAAACTAGGCCAGCCGTTGACAGTCACTGCGTTGAGATAAGAATGATCGCAGTATAAACAACGGGTGGTCACTTGGCAGCAAGCATTACAGGACAGTGAGCGTTCAAGCGATACAAATCGTCGATAAATTGACTTCCAATCGCATATAATCGAAGCTAGGACAGAAGAGAGGCAACAAAATGCCACATGAATAAACATCCACCCTAGCGACTGATTG